TAATAATGGTAGGTGATGAAATCTAAAAGAACGCAAATACCAATGGCGTGAAGAATTGAGACTGGTCGTAGCCCCAACGGAACTACGAACCATTCCCACAAATATGCAAGCACTAGCCCTTCAAGAGAACTGGCAATCGCAAACAAAAGAATAAATGACCAGAACAATCCAAGCAACTTCAAGAACTTAGCTGCTGTATTTTTCATTAATGGAAGCCCATCAACTTATCCATATCTTCCTTGGAAGATATGTTTTCTTTCATGTGGTTCAAATTCTCCAACGCTTCTGCGTAATCATCGCCCAAGATAACAACAGCAACAAACAATTCTTTCAAGTGAGCAATACTGAAATCTTCAGTGTCCTTGACCCACTTCTTAATATCAACCTTTAATTCTTCTGGCTTCTTGGTGCCACAAAGATGCTTAAAATACATTGTTCGTGATTCCGCATTTGGATACGGAATCTTAAATCTCTTGTCGAATCTAGATGGTCTGTTAATGATACGAGGGCCAAGCGTTTCAGGATAATTTGTTGTCGCAAGAAAAACCACCTTATTAACACTATCAACCCCATCAAGAATGTTCAAAACTGGAGATTCTTCATAGTGTTCGATAATGGAATCAATATCTTCCATCAAGACAACAATTGGCGTTGCAGACTGAATCTCTCTTAAAACTCTCATGCCTTCAATGAAAAGACCAGGGTTGGTAAACTTAATTACTACGCCATTACGATCAACTACGTCTTTCATGATAAGATTGACGGTACAGGTTTTACCACCGCCTGGTGGCCCCCACAAAATAATACCGCGCTTGTAAGTAATAGCAAACTCGGTAAATAGGTTTTCACGATCCCAAAAAGTTTCAATTTCTTTTAGGACTCGTTCCGAGTTAGTCTGTGGGAACCGAAGAAGACCTTCGGTACGAACAAGAATCTTCTGGAAATATAGACCTAGACAGGCGCTATGGTGAATCTCATAGACAGCAGGCGGAAGTTCTTCTTTAGTTGTGCCTGCTGGGATAAATCGCGTTCCGTCTCCTGTCGTCCATTGGGTTAATTTACCATAATCAGTTTTTTCGGTTGGTGGCTCACATGCCATAGCAGGTTCACAGGAATCTTCCTTATAACGACGATGACGCATTGGCCTCCCTTTAATGGATGCCATCTTTTCATTCAATTCTTGATTTTCTCGATTTACTACCATGTTTTTACTATCCATAAAATTAGCCTCTTTACTTGTTATAGTCATATTGCTTACTTACCGCAAGACAAAAATCAAAGACATCATTCTTGTTAAAATTGTTTTTTGCACACTGCGCCATAAAACTTACAAACTCTATATTACCTTTCAGATAACCTTTGCTGGAGTCAATACGATCAAGAGAAGCCATGCTAGGAGTCAGTGGTCTAACATCCCCTGTGTTTTTTGGAGTGGTTAGTTTCCAACCTGTATATGAACAAATTCCTTTCTGTATTTCCCACTGATGTTTAAGGTCTTCTAAAGTAAGATTACATTCATGCTTTCTTTTCCTTCCAATAATACGATGCATAAAAACTCTGAATATTGAATATTCATCACTAAATTTACGCCTTAAATTCTCTGGATGGTGTCTCTTATCTCTAGGTATGTTAACAATATTACCTTTCCCAGCACAAGTCCTAGAACAGTAAAGCTGCCGACCTATTTTTGCATTTCTATTAACCTCACCCTTTGTTCTTAGAAACTTTACACTACAAATAACACAAGTTAATTCTATTTTCATAAAAAATCTCCTTAGCCTAGATTAGTAAGCTAAGGAGATTTTAGTGGAGTAGACCGAAACTTTTAATGGATTGGAGATGTTGGGAGTCGAACCCAAGTCACAGCAATTTAACCAAAAGACTTCTACACGCTTATTTTGTTGTTTAATCTAAACTTGCATAAGAACAGCAAACAAATCTCATGCTAGTCGTTGCAACTAATCTTAGCTTTAGAACAGTTGCCATTCTAAAGAGCAGCCAAATTTTACATTGGACTTCCAGACGCTATTGGCATTCGCTTCTGTCGTCCACCAACGGTTATTAGGCCGCTAGAGCATACTCATTCTGAGTTGCGTTTAGAACTTTTGATCGACTTTTTAAAGTAGCCTGTCGATCAACTACTGCGTGCATTCCGATGGTCCCAATTCCTGCTCGATACCATTTCATCCCCAATTCTTACGTTCAACAATATATAATACAGAGACAAACATTTTTGTCAATAGGATATATAAAGAAAAGGAAAAAGTTATGTCATTCCAAAGATTCAAAGAATACCTGACCGATAAAGGCGATTTGCAGAAAAAGCCTATTGTAACACCAGATGCGGATACTGGACCATCTGGCAAAAACACTCCTCGCCCACCAAAAGCTGTCACAAAAGGCAAAAATTGGAAAAACTTTGAAGCATCGCAGGTTGAAGACGGCGGGAATGGCACCAAGCCTGCGCCTTACATGGGTGTAGGCACCGATCCAGGTCTAGAAACTGCTGACGGCAAAGCTGGAAAAGCTGACCCTCTAGGTCTAAAAGGTGATAAAAGCCTAATTTATAATCCAAAAACTATGGATCAAGCTCTTAAAATGAAGAAGCTCCATGACACGACTCCAGAAGACACAAAGACAGAACAATTCCTTAACGCAACCAAGAATTTATCTCCAGAGAGTTATGCTGAGTATATTCTAAAAAAGACCAATGGTAAAGGTGTAAAGCAGATTCTCGAAACTGTTGAACTTATCAACAAGAACGAACTTCTTATAGAAACCTTTGTTCGTGAAGTAAAACGAAAAGGTGATTTCCCCCCTTTGATCTCTGCAATCCTAAGTCAGCCTGAAACCTATGCTGAAATTGCAGCAAGATTAGCAAATGAGTCACACGGCAAAGATATCGCGCGTCAATTAGCAAAAGCTGTTAATGAAATTACAGCGGGTCCAGCCGCTGATGATATTGTCCCTGAAAAACCAGCTTCAAAAAGTAAGCCACGAAATGACGATAGCATTAATGCTAGAGGTCAGTCTGTTGTTCCAGACGAAAACGTTCGTAAAGCCAAAACTGTTAAGGATATTCCAACCGAAGCTGGCAATATCCTGCAAAGCAAGAAACAGTATGTTATGATGCGTCCAGAGCATAACTTAATTGAAGCTCTAGCTAATTATAAATCTATTCGTGCTACTATGAAAAATATAGTTGGCTAAAATATTAGTTTCCAGAGAAGATTATGTCCATGTCTTCTCATAATCTTCTCTGGAAACTAACGCAACGTCTTTTTGCGGATCATTACCCACGCAAACATAGACATACTCATCATTATCTTTGTCTTTCGTCGCCAACATAACCTCTTTGCCCCAAAGGTAATGAATCGAAGTCAATACCGCCCTAGCGTAAGGATCATATAAATTACGGTCATCTAACTCATTCTTGTAATGCTGTAGCAGTAAATAGTTCTTGTTTCTATGGTTAGGATCGACAATTCGAATATCTGGCAATCCACCATTTACATGCTTTTGCAAGAGTTTTCTTTTGATTATCTTAGCATCACGACTTTCAATCTTCCACTCACCATTTGGATAGTGCTTGTACTCAAAATACTCGAATTTATTGCAAAACTCTTGGGTGAAGAATTCATTGATAAAAGTTACGTCGTTGTAATACTTTCTTACTTCGAATATTTTCTCTTTACCAAGGCCAAGCTTCAAATCCCAATCTTCCTTCTGTTTCATGTTCTTGCATTCTTCGTATTCTGTGCCGAATTGACCCTTGTTCCATCGTTCCTCAATATCTAAGAACAAGTAAAATCCAGTCTTGTAAGGATTAACACTATACTTACCGCCAAGAACACCCATCTTGTGAATCGAATATTCCACAATACCCATATCGTGCGTCTTCTGGCCCAATGCACAAAAACCCTGGCGGGTCATGAACTCATAATCCATCATCGACGCCCAACCTTCATTGATGGTCTTGGTCGCTCGCTGTGGAGAGAAGTACATTGACTCCTCATAGAGCATACTGATGATATCCTGCTGCCAAGGTTTTAGATGGGCATAATCCTTCAAGAAGCCAAAGATATCTTTATCCGAAATCTGGAATAGTTCTAGTTCTTGGGCCAACTCTTTTTCTTCGATACGCTTATATTCATTATCAATGAAGGGTTTTGGGTTAATCCAAGGGTCCATATGAAGACGGTCGGAAGCAACCTTGAGTCTTCTTGGATAATCATAATCTCGTCTATCTTTAATAACTGGTTCTTTGATTACTCGTTCAGTCCATGCTTTAGCAGGGTCAATCAAAGTCTGGATTCTTAACACATGGTCAATAAACTCAGTTACTCTTTCTCTACCCCAACGGGAAATGTACTTGCGAATACGGGCGGCGTTACTGGACAATTTATTCATCATATTTTCGTCAGTTGGCGTGAAGAAAATATTGTTCTTAAAGAAGTCATTGTGTCCAGTAGCATGAAACACAACTGTCACGTTATCCAACATGGTGTTGGATGCCATAATATACATAACGCATGGATTGGTGTTCACGACAAGTTCATATATACGATGCTGGTTATATTCGTAACCACGCTGGAGTTCTTCGTATTGCATACCCCAATACCAGTGGGGATAACGGTGAGGAAAACCACCATAGGCAGCGATTTCCGACATTTCATCGTATCGCACCTTCTGTATAATAGTTGGATAGAAATTAAGTCCATACTCCTTAGACTTTATAAGGGCTTCACTGAAGACCCGCTTCTCTTCTTCTGTTAAATGGCACCCTGGAGTCGTATCATTTCCTTCAAGTAATGCCGAACCCCTCATGAATTTTGACACTAAATACTACCCCCCGCTTCTACATTTGGTTCACTGAGCAATGCCTTTAGAGCCTGTTTAATCTGTTCATTTCTCTCTTCTTCTGTTAGTTTGCTAGAATCCCAGCTTCCAGAAGAAAAATCTACCGACTTTTCATGACCAACTGAAACAGTCTTAACATTTGGTAGTTTCTCAATATTCTTATCAACACTTTCCTTCAAACTACCAGCATAATTGTAACATAAAACCTGTGTAACCCCAAATAAATTACATACAGTTGGTGGGAAATCCTTCTCAAGTAACTCATTAAACACAGAATTGTCGTTATACTGATTCTCGCCGTCACTAAAATAGAAACAATAAACATTCCAGCGGTCAGGACGGAACCGATTCTCAAACTGTTTTGCCATGAACTTCAAAATAGACGAACATTGCGTGCCGCCACCATAACGATACTGATAGAAGGTTTTTTCATCTACTTCCTGAGCGGCAACGTCATGCCAGAAGTAACAGCGTTCGACCTTTTCATAGAACCTTCTAATCCAAACGTCTATCCACCATGCGATATCCGATACAATATCACATTTCTCTTCATCCATTGAGATAGAGCCGTCACGTCCGAACATAATAACGGCATTACTGCTCGGTATTTTGATTTCCTTATACTGTCTATAACGACGGTCGGAATTAATTGGTTTAATAATGCGTAAAGGATCAGTTGACCCTGGAATATAATAAAGCTTATCCAAGTCATTCGCAGCCGCCTGACGCTTTAAAGCCTGTAGAATAGTTCTACGATTATGCCTTAATGATTCTGGCCCTGTTAGGGAAATATCATTATATTTAATCTTGATATCTTCAAAGGTTTGCGTCGGTTTTGGTTTAAGATTTGGAAGTTTGAGTTCTTTCTGAAGTTCGTCTACGAAATAGTCTAATGGCACGCTAACAAGAATGCCTTCACCTTCGTCTTCACCCGCTTCGTGGCCATCACCGTCCCCCTGTGGGTCACGTTTAATAACATCACCCTTATTGCCAGGACCACGACCAATTCCTGTTTCGCCTTCACCATAAACAAAATGCGGTATATCAATGGATGGAATGGATACTGTTGCTTTGCCATTCTTGCCACGCAAACGAACAAATTTGTTCGTTTTGACGTATTTCTGTAGTTCCTTCCTTAGTTTCCCATCAATAACATCTCTGAAGTGTTTATGATCTTCCTCAATAGCTCTAGGAATTTTGCACCTCTCTTTTCATAATTTATTCTATCTCTTTGAACTTGGTATCTGGAGGCTCACTTCCCTCGTTTAGTGAATAACTTCTTCGGTTCCTTTATATCCCAAAATACATGTTCAGTTATATCTTTGGCATAATGGTTCCAAGCCTTGACGAATCGGACACCATCAATGCCGTTTTTCACTGCATTTTGGTACATTTGAAGAAAAACAGTTTGATCTTTGTGCCTCAAATTACACAAGTTGAAAACTATGGTTCTGTTGCCATTTTGATATTCTTTTACGTCGTCTGCATCAGTCATTATAATCTCCTATAAACAAATTGGACTCTCCCACATATAATTATGCATTACTTTTATAATTCGTGGGAGAGTCCAATTTATTTTTACTTATCATCTTCGTCCATAGCGGTACGGGCAAATAATGAGCCGACATAATCCAACACATCCGAAGCGGACTTGTCGTTGTAACCATAATTGTCGATCAATCGCTTCTTAATAGCGTCAATCTTGTCCTGAACGTCAGGAGCAACCACAGTTGCTTCCGAGACATTAAGAGCAGACAACTTAATGTGATCTCTTGTATCTTCAAACAGCCTGGCTTCCAAAGCTTTCCTCAAATCAGGGTTACTATCCCACTTAAATCTCTTGCCATCAGTAGCCAAGTCACCAATGAAGGCTGCAATCATGCGGCGGAAATCATCAACACCCTGGTCTGGAATGCCAATCTTTTCTTCGATAGAACGCATCAAACGCTCGTTTGGTGGTTCGTCACGACCAGTTAACTTGTTTTTTATCTTGGACTTACGGATATAAGCCATGATACATTCAATATAATTAGCACAAAGTCTTTCAATTACCTTTTCGTCACCCACTAGAGCCTTTCTGACTTCATCCTTGAGAATTTCGTCCAACTCTTTTACAGCAAGGTCAACACAACTGTTGTAACGTGCTACGTCTTCCTTTTTGTTAATCAGGGCGTTGTTATCCAACCCTGACTTAATTTCATGGAGAACCATGAATGGATTTATATAGTCATGGTTGTTGCTTAAACAGTTGGAAACCTTGTCCTGAACATATCTGGCGGACACACCCATTGTCATACCTTCGTTCGGGTGTTTATCATGCAATTCCTTGACTGTATCTTCTGTGTAGCCAGGTAGAGCTTCGCCGTTATAAAGTCTGACTTTCTGAACCAAAGTCAATTTGCCATCTTTGTCATCATCCAAACGGGTCAAAATGGCCCATAAAGCAGCGATTTCAAGGGTATGTGGAGCAACGTGCTGGCGGACTTTACCACCACCATAATCCTGTTCCAAAACCTTAATTTCATCAGACCAACGCAAGAGATAAGGCACGTCAATTTTCACAGTTCGATCCTTTAATGCCTCCATATACTGATTATTTCTTAGGCGCTCATATTCTGGATTGTTTGTATGACCGATGATTGCTTCATCAATAGCAATCTGTGGAAACTTCTTAGGCTTGATCTGGCGTTCCTGACTAGCTCCTAGTAGGTCATATAGGAACTCCTGGGCCAGTTTGAGCATTTCGATGAACTCAACAATACCTCTATTACCGACACAAAACTCGCCGTCGAAATTGAATGCACGGGGGTCTGAGTCGGCTCCGAAGTGACCGATCTTATCGAAGGCGATATCACCTGTTAATTCCGTTGCGTCCTGGTTCTTTTCGTCCTTTGGCTGGAAGGTAGCGATACCGCAGCGGTCAGCTTCTGAATAAACCTTGCGGATAACTCGGATGTGATCCTCAACGATTTTCTGCCAATTGCCCTTATTAATCCGCATCAACTCTTCCATGAACTTACGGCAGCGTGGGTCTAGTTCGCCGTCACAGATTAGGCTATAAATCAGATTCTTCTTATCATCAACGGTCTGGTCACGAAGAACTTCGTTCAACTCCTGCACGACCTTCTTGCGGAAGGTAATAGGGATAAGTTTGAGCGGTTCTTCGTGCATTGGACATTCGTTTTCAACATGTGTATAAATGCCTGTTGCGCCTGTTGGCAGGTTGACCCACTTGAAGGAATACCACGACCCTTCTGGCTTACGGGAATACTTCTCCAATCCCCTTTTGATTCTTCGAAGAATGGTTGATTTGGACGAACCGACTGGTCCATGTAGCAATAGAACTCTTTTTTCTGTGCCATAACCGCCAGCAGCACCTTTGAAGAATTTAACCAATTCGTCTAGGGTTTCTTCTAGTCCAAAGATAGGAATTTCAGGATCATCAAAGAAATTATAATGGACCAATTTCTTCTTATATCTTTGGAATTCATTACAACCTTCGCTCATAATCATGTCATACAAGCGTTGGTAGGCAGTCCTTACCAACAAAGGGTTCGCATAAACTCGGTCAAGATATTCAGCGAATGATATTTCTTCATGCAGTTCTTCAAACTCTTCTTTATTGAACCTAGCGGCCAAGCGATTGAGGTGTTGGCACTTTTCCATATATTTCTCCTAAAATCCTGATTTGTGTAATTATAAGTTGGGCTTGATGCTAATACAAGAATAATCTCAAAAAAATTAATCTAATTTCTTGCTGCTATAAGGATTGGTTCCCATGTGCGATTTAGATTCAGCTGCTCGCCGTTCAGATTTAGCATTCTCCATATTGTGACCAGCACGGTAACTAAAGTTATCCCACTTGCTGCTTTCCTTGGGATTGGTAAAGGCAACGGCAATGTCGTAGTCGAATGTCCGCTTCTTTTTTTTAGACTTGCATTGCGGGCACTTGACACCTTTATATTTATCAGTCTCGTCGTAATCAGTTAGCTCCTCATAAGTGCGGGAGCATTTCAAGCATTCAAACCTGTATATTGGCATTACTCAGACTCTTTTTGTTCTTCTTCTTGGTATTGAGCCGTATCAATATCAGCCAAAGCCTTAAATGTCTGATACGTCTCTACAATTAAAGTTAGTTTCTTATTCAAAGATTTTAAACTCCAAAACCAAGTTTTTTCCAAATAACGGATGGTTTTTACCAAAATGGCAAAATTAAGCTCTTTTTGCACAATTTGAAGCTTGATCGCTTCGATTAATTCTCTTTTTTCAAGGATGGCAAGATATTCTGAGTTCAATTCTTCTTCACTGTCCCCATCAATGTCAGGAAAGTCCTCATCCTTGAACTCTTCGTCGTCATTGAATCTATTTTTCATAATCAACCTCCCGTGTAGCACATCTATTTATCCATCAACCACAACAAACTTGTCACAACTGTTTTAATAGTAAACAAATGGTGTAAATTCATGCTTCCAAACTAACTTAAATAAACTAGAGAAAATAAAAATGATAAGCATATGTTCGGTTGTGCTAGATTTAACTAAAAAATATGAAGAAATTTTTTACGAGTCAATAATTCAAACCACCAAGCTAGTGTCAGAAGTAATACTAATTAAAAACGATGCCCCATGCTGTTTTTATAAAGAATGGAAAGAACGGAATATCCAGTTTAAAGAATATGGAAATAGTGAACAGGCAGGCGGTTTCGCTTGCGGCGATCAGCATGGACTTGGTTTGAATGTGGCAGTCGAGAAAGCAACTAACGAAACTGTTTATCTTTGTGACCCTGATCTTTTTTTCATGTCAGCAGCGGATGAGTTATTTTATGAACTCAAAAAAAGATACAACCTGAACGCAATTGGTTGTTCACACCATTCGGCTACAGAGTTAGCAGGCACTTTTTTCCCGTGGCATGGGAATATCATGATGGACAAATCAGATTTACCACCGATGGATAACGATTTCCTTAAAGAAGATGTAAAAGTGCCTGGAAAGTATTTGATGGCTGGTGCAGGGATAACTTACAGGGATGTATACCCAAACCCTACTGGTAATTTTGACACCGCATCGGGGTTATGGCTTTGGGCACATGAAAATCATTGGAAGTGGATGAGCTTCCAAAGCATTGACACACACTGCTATGTAACCAAGTTTTGTAGAAGCAATGTCAAGATGTGTGAAAGATTTCCGATGCAAAAAATAATCCATCATGCTGTGAGCGGGTCTATCGAGAAGGAGGTGTGGGAACCCTACGCTGCCGTTTATCAAGAATGGAAAAATGAGGAACAAGAATAAATGGAAAAAATCAGCCTCTGCACTGTATTAATAAACGAAATTAAAGATTGGCTAGAGATAATGATTCAATCTGCTTTGGAGAAACTGCATAACCTCCATGAAATCATAATATGTGATATAGATGCTGAGTTTTATAGACAAGAGAGCCAAGAAAAAATTGGTAACGTTCTTATCCGCAGAATTAGTTTGCCGCTTTTTTATGAATTTACAAATTTAGTAAATTCCAATATATCACGATACATCCGTCATAGCCCCTCCGTCATTACCATAAAAGACCTGGCCGATTACAATAAAAGGGCTATAGTTGAAATTAAAGGTTCTTTTGGACACGCATTAGGATTGCATGAATGTATCAACAATGCACATGGAGATTACATATTTTTTTGTGATCCAGATGTAATTTTTTATACAAACGTTGATGAAATTTATTTAGAGCTTATGATAAAACATAATTTAAATTATGTTGGATGCGCACATGAAACAGCCGAGAAACTGCCTTATGGACATTTTCCATATTTGGCAAATTCACTGGTAAAAAAGAACGATCTTCCTGACATGAACTTTTTGACAAATTATATATATTTTAATGACTGTTTACGAATGCCTGAAAATCTCGAATATTTTAAAGAATTAAGAACACAGTTTACTCAAACATCAAAATATTTAATACGGGGCTGTATCCCTGAAATGATTGATAAATTTCAAATGTCTATTGATAAAATTATGAAAGTAGATTTTGATACTGGCAGCAATTTGTATATTTGGGCTATAGAAAATAAATGGCGATGGCTTTCATTTTTAAGCAACGACTGTCAAAACTATAAAACTTCATTCTACCGATCTAACATTAAATTAATTGATCGTATGAAACCTCAAAAATTAATTTATCATCAATGGGGCCGATACCGATGCCAACCAAATAGTTTTCAGACGTTTCAAGAAATTTACAAAGAATCAAAAGAGGAAGAATATGATTAGTATTTGCACTCTTCTAATACGAATTAACCTTGGCATCTCTCATCACTGCAATGCAAAATTGCAGCGGTTAGCTTATAAAATTTCAGAGGAAATAGAAGAATGATTACCCTATGCAGTGTGGTCCCACCAAATTACGAAGAATATGCAAAAACAATGCTTGAATCTATTGTTACTACAACCAAACATATCACCAACGTACTGCTAGCTTGTCCAATTACTAATAGCAGAGATACAAACGTTATTAAGGTATGGAATGAACGTGGTATAAATTTCAAAAAATTCCATGCACCAATGAATTGTCCTGAACATGGTCATGCACTAGGTTTACACGCTTGTATTAATCGGGTAGAAACTGAATTCATTATGTTTTGTGATCCTGACTTATTCCTATGTTCTGCGGTAGATGAACTGTACTTAAATTTAATGAACAAATATAATCTAAATTATATTGGGTGTTCACATCACTCCGCTGTGGCTAACGCCTATTCTTATTTCCCCTACGTTATGAATTCTCTAGTGCGCAAAAAGGATTTGCCAGATGAAAGCTTTTTAAGAGGACTGCTTAAATTCAGGAATGGGTGTATTATGGTCGAAGGATTAACTGCCGAGGACAATTTTGAGCCAGCAGATGGAAAATACTTAGTATCTAGCCCTATTCCTGGGCATTGGCATAAATTGCCCAATATTAAACCTAACGTTTTTTTTGACACAGCAGTTAATCTTTGTCTATGGGGAATTGAACAAAACTGGCGGTGGTTATCCTTTCAAACTCCTGATGCTCATAATTATACAACTAAATACTTCAGAGGAAATTTCAAATTTACAGACCGCATACCTTTTCAAAGACTAATCTATCACGACGTTCGACAAAGTTCTATTTTAATGCATGAAATGTACAAAAAGTTTAAGGAGAGCCAGAATGATTAGTCTCATTACAGTGTCACTTGAAAGATTAAAACCATTCCTTGAAATATTTTTCAAATCAATTGTTGAACAAACCAAAATAATAGATGAGGTTTTACTGCCCTGCGCTGACCTCGAAGAAGGATATCTTGAAGAATGGAAAGAACGTGGTATTAAATTTATAAAATTCGGAGCAAAACAACACCTATTTGGGGCTAACTGTCCTGTAACCATCTGTGTTGACCATGCTTGCAATCTTCATGCTGGACTAAAACGTGCTAAGAATGATTTCGTATTTATGTCTGATCCTGATGTTTTCTTTTATAGTGCGGTAGACGAGTTTTATATGAACCTTATTGATAAGTATAAACTAAACTATATTGGCGTATCACATCCTGCGGCTATTACACAGGCATTCACTTATTTCCCAAACATACTAAACTGCATGGGTAAAAAGAGTGAATTTCCTGATGATAACTTCCTCAAAGGTAAACTCTGTTTAGACAATTGTATACCTGACACGAATATTTCCCTCGCAGGCAAATTTTTAGCCGCTGGTTCTATCCCTGATGTAAAACAGGATTTTCCAAATCCAAATGGACATTTCGAAACGGGATGCAATATGGTTTTATGGGCAAAAGAAAAGCAATGGCGATGGCTCTCATTCCAAACCGCAGATGTTTTTAATTATACATCTCAATATTATCGTGGCACAATAAAACCACAACCTTTACCGAAAGTTAAGTTGCTTTATCACGCAACAAATGGTTCTGTGTGTCCAGAACATTTTACTAGATTTAAAAAAGCTTATGAAAACTCCAAAACAGCTTTTTAAACTTGCATTTCTGAGGCACCAATATTATTATATTATCAAATGATTAGCATTTGCACAGTAATTTTGGATAGGTTGCAATCCTTTTTAGACATCAACATAGAATCAATTTGTGAACAATTAGAACATGTCAAAGAAGTGATAATTTGTAATGTCGAACAAGATTCTTCTTACAACCGAGAAGAAATCATCAAGGGGAAAACCTTCAAATACTTTGGCGGCAAACAAAATTTATTTCAGGTTTCAGGTGCTAATTCCATTTGCGAACAACACGCCCTTGGTTTGCACATGGCGATTGAACGAGCCACTCATGAATTTATTTGGCTAAGCGATCCCGATATATTTTTCTACAATGCAGTAGATAAAATTTTTTTAGATTTGATAGGACAATATAAGCTTAATTGCATAGGAATATCCCACCAAAATGCCATGAATGAAGCATATGGATTTTTTCCAACAGTTGCAAATTTAATGGTTAGAAAAAAGGATTTACCTGACAATACTTACTTAAAAAAAGAGCTTACACTTAATTTTGAAACTCCTAACAAATATCTGTTCCCTGGACGAGCAAATATAGAAGATGAATTTTACTACAATCCTAAAGGTCATTTTGAGACAGGGTGCAACCTGCTTCCTTGGGCAATCAAACAAAACTGGCGCTGGCTTTCTTTTCAAACTTTAGACTGCTCAAACTACAGCACGTTACCATATCGAAATCAACCAAGATCAAACATAAAATTACCAAAACAAAAATTACTACATCACTCAGGATTATCTGCTGGACCACACAATAAAATTGTTCCGTTTTTGAATGCCTATAAAAATTTCAAAAAGGATGAATTATGAACTTAGATAGTATATTCGTTAAATACAACACAGATAAAGGGAGTGGTTCTCATAATTATTCGCCTATTTATGAGCAATATTTGCAAGGCTTAAAAAACAGACCAATTAAAATGCTGGAAATAGGAGTTCAATCTGGAAGTTCCATTCACGCTTGGTATGAATATCTCCCCACAGCAACAATTATAGGCATGGATGTTGAAGATAAAAGACACCTTGAAAATGATCGTATCAAAATATTTAAAGGCCACCAAGGAATACGCGGGCAGCTTAAAAAATTTACAGCTAAATTTGGAAAATGTTTTGATGTTATTATAGATGATGGCAGTCATTTCAACGATGACATATTAACATCTCTTGGATATTTTTATTCCCATTTAAACCCTGGAGGTCTTTATTTTATTGAAGACCTTCAAGCATGGGTAACAATAGCGATTCCAGACACCGCTTTAAAAATATTCAAGAAATTTCAAGAAACAAGAACCATTGAAATTGATAACTTAAACCCAATGCTAAATGAAGAAATAGAGTTTGTTCAAAATAACACTAAAGCATGTAATTTTTATTGCAACGATGAACTCTTTGTTTTAGAAAAAATTGATTAAAAATAAAACGTATAATCAGGTATAATGGAGAAAATATATGAATCACCCACACATGGCAATGACTATTGATGAATGTGTTGAACTGACGCACTTAAAAGAAAAAGTTACAATGGTAATTCCTACTAGGAATTCTAGTATGGAATTTCTACTGTGGTCAGTATTTTCCATACTTCTGCGATCAAAACCCAATGGAATGATGGAACATTTTTGCGTATGCATTAATGGTCCTGATGAACGTACAGGGGAAACTGAAGCAGAAGATACCAAACAAAGATTTTTAGAAGAATTAAGAGACTTGGAGTGGTATCACGCTGACGATCCAACTAACCACCGCCAAATGCCATTGACAGTGATTAGAATTTGGAGTCGCGTGGGTTATGCAGAATCTTTTGAAATGGCACTAAATTGGGTTCATACTGATGCTTATTGTTTAATGCATGATGATGTAATCATAACTAATAAAGATTGGGACCAAGAAGTAAAATCTAAGTTTTACGCTGACGACCAAGTGGCTATAGCATTTGTGCCGCCGCTGTTAGGATGCGACTGCGATCATGCTGTTCATCGCGGTATGTATCTTTTGCGATTGCCACAAATGCAAACAACATTTGTGGTTTGTAAAAAGAAGCACATCATGAAGGTCGGGGGTTTATGGCGAGGGTTCCATGTAGCATCTGACGATAACATGCTTCAATTTGATTTAGAAGAAATAGGGAGCATTGAAGAATTCGAAAAATTTTGGACTGAGAAAGGATTGTATAAGCAACCTGTGATGAAAACCGAACTTTATAATTTTGTAAGGCAGGAAGTAGGAGCCTGGATTTATTACAAATTAAACCAAGCTGGCTTCAAGTTTGCAGAACTAAACCCCAACAACATCCTGCATTTTGAAAAAATGAGTCATCCAGTCTGTACTCCAGAATTTAAATCAGAAGCCCTTAAGAGGAATGCTGAAGTAATTAAGGACTTAGAAAAAGAGATTTTAGCACATCCTACATATTCACTACTTTACAAAAAATATTTACCATCAAATTTGGAGATTTAATATGCACCCACATATGGCTTGCTCTGTAGAAGAAGCGGCGGAATTGACCAGTATACCAGAAAAAATAACTGTTATTTACCCAACATCGCTTGGCCCAATCGAATGTTTGTTGTGGTCCACTTTTTCGCTTTTATTGCGAACAAAAGTAAAAGACTACATGGACCATTTTATTGTTTGTGTAAATGGACCAGACAAAAGAACTGGTGACGTAACGATCTGTGATAAAAAACAAGCATTCCTTGAGGATTTGCGAAAACTAAAATGGTATCACGTTGATGCCCCAAAAGCAAAAAGAGATATGCCTATCACAGTTATTCGAGTTTGGAGTCGAATCGGACACCCCGAAGCTGTAGAAATGGCGATTCCTTGGGTGCATACAGACAGTTACCTTATCATGCACGATGACCTAATTATTTGCCAGCATGATTGGCTTCGTGTAGTTGAAAAGACTTTTTTCGCTGACCCCAATGTAATCATAGCTTACGCTGAACGTACCCCAATCACATTGTTATGTGCAGGCTGCGACTCTGCAACCTATGCTAATGAACCACTACTTCGTTGCCCACATCTGCTTTGTCTTTTCCTATGTTGTCGTAAGAAGTATATGCTAGAATTGGGATCGTCCTGGTGTGGCTATCATATACCAACCCCACCTTTCTATTTACATGAACGAGTGGGCGATGTAAATGAGTTTTTGAAATATTACAGCAATTTAAAAGCATTGGGTTATGATATACCACAAACAGAAAAACCTTATAAATTCATTAGCATGGAGATGGGGGCATGGCATTATTATAATGCGGTTCAAAAGGGCTATAAATTTGTACCGATGCCACTAGACATTATCCACTTCGGAGCAATGAGTTGGGATATTGATACTGGAAAAAGCAAGAGAATCATGAAATATCAAGACCAAGTTAAAGCACTGGAAAAGGAAATTTATGCCCATCCTGATTACGGTCCTCTGTATAACAAATACTTGCCAGAGAAATACAAAAAATGATTACCATTTGCACAGTTACACTAGATGATTGTAAACATTATTATGAAATATATAAAAAATCTTTAGCCTCAAAAGTTAGGTTGGTAAATGAGGTCTTAATTGCCAAGACAGACTCTCCCCCAAGCCATGAATTGAAGTGGGAGAATAATGGCATCAAGTTCCATGAATTCGGCATTATGAAGTCATGCCGTACAGCCCAAGGCATTGAACATGGCCTTGGGCTACATGAGTGCTTAAATAGAGCTAACAATGATTATATTCTTTTTTGTGATCCAGATATATTTTTATACTCTGCTATAGATGAGTTTTACTATACATTATACAACAAATATAACCTTAATATAATCGGAGTGTCGCACTGTGCTGCAACTAAATTTGCTTATACATTTTGGCCCTATTTAAGTAATATGTTTTTCAAAAAATCTGATCTACCACCGTCTAACTGGCTGAAAGATAAAATCAAAAGTGATTTTGAAACAAACGGAAAATATCTGATAAGAATAACCCCAACTAAAGAGTATGCCCAATTATTCCCAAATCCAGAAGGGGATTTTGACACAGGATCATTACTATGGTTGTGGGGATATCAAAATAACTGGAAATGGCTTTCCTTCCAAACAACAGACGTTCATAATTACACAAGCAAATATTATCGTGGCAATGTCAAAATAAATGAAAAAATACCAAACACAAAATTAATTTATCATGCAACTAGCGGAACAGCAGGACAAGAAGACAATTTTATAAAATTCAAAAAAGCTTGGGAGGAAAGTCAATGATCGGATTAACCACAATCGTAACAGCGACCTACAACAAAGAAATGTTCCTTCCGCAAGCGGCTGAGAGCGTGTTCAACCAAACTAAAAGGGACTGGCGATGGTGGATCATCCTTGATGGGGCCAACGAAAAAACAAGTGATTATGTATTTAACTTACAACACCGCGACTCAAGAATAACAGCATTTGTTGAACATGTTGGGTTCCATGAAAGAAAACAGATATATCGCCCATCCATGCTGATGAACAAATATTTTCCACTAATAGCAACTGATTACTTTTGTTGGCTATCCGATGATGATATAATGCAACCAACTTATCTTGAATCATTGGCGGGAGCTTTAGACAGGCATCCAGATTGGGACATTGCTTTTGGTTGGTGTGATATTATCAATCAAGTGGGTGAAAATGAATGGGCCTTGCACATGTACTTTGGCAGGCATCACTGGAATAAAGAATATAACCAGGATAACCTCCCAATGTACTCATTAGATGGCGGGCAGATTGTTCAAACAAAAACTTCCTATAATGCCCTAAAAGGGTGGCAATTCCCTATTGAGTGGGCTGATGGAAATTCATGCGATGGTTTGTATTTAAATGAATTAGCCAAAATATTTACTTTTAATCCAATAAACGAACATGTTCTAACACACCGTAGAACACACCTTTCAGAGAATACTAGGACTAATCCTAAATTTGAAAAGGCATAAAATGAAAATTGATCTATTTAAAGTGTTTATGTCTCCTGATGCACCTATCCAAGTAAGCAATGTACTTACCAGTGGATTTATTGGACAGGGACAAAAAGTTGAAGAATTTGAAGATAAATTAAAAAACCACTTCAACAACACCTTTATTAATACCTTGAACAGCTGCACATCTGCCCTTGAATTAGCTGTACATATGGTAAAAAATGAATATGACCCAAACTGTGAAATTATAACCACCCCACTCACTTGCACGGCAACCAATTTAGCCATTATCTCTAGAGGCGCAAAAATTAAGTGGGCTGATGTAGACTCAAATACCTGTAATATCGACCTTGATGACGTAGAAAAGAAGATCACACCGCAAACCAAAGCAATTATGGTTGTTCATTGGGGCGGCTATCCAGTTGACCTTGATAGATTAAAAGACATACAATTCAAAGCCTTTAAAAAGTTTGGTAGAAGTCCAATAGTAATCGAAGATTGTGCCCATGCATGGGGTGCTAAATATAAAGGCAAACTAATTGGCACATATGGTAATTTTGCTGCATTCAGCTTCCAAGCAATTAAACATTTGACAACTGGAGATGGGGGAATCCTTATTTCTCCTGACGACGAATATCATCAAAGAGCCAAATTACTTCGTTGGTATGGACTTGACCGCACCAGCAGTAAGGACTTCCGCTGCGGACAAAATATTAGAGAAGCAGGCTTTAAATGGCATATGAATGATATTGCCGCTACAATTGGCCTGTGCAACATAGAACATACAAACTATTTAGTACAAAAACACAAAGATAATGGACGATATTATAACTTCGCCCTCAAAAATATTCCTGGTATCAGATTATTAGAAAACAATCCAAACTATGAATCAAGTTACTGGATTTATACAATGATGGTGCAAGATCGCCCTGATTTCGTTAAAAAAATGAAAGAAAAAGGCATTATGGTCGGACAAGTCCATGATCGCAATGATAAGCATGAATGCCTGCAAGAATATAAAGCTCTCTTGCCAAACCTAGATACTATCTCCAACGAAATGATTTGCATTCCGTGTGGTTGGTGGGTTACAAAAGAGAACAGAGAATATATCGTGAATTGCATAAAGGAAGGTTGGTAATGAGTTTCTTATACGTCCATCCTAACACTATGGCTTTCCGCAAAGCTGATAAATGCGATGCCGCTGAGTTACTTGATTTGAAAAATGAAAGTCACTTCGGCACACATACCGTCACATATGCTAATCTTACTAGCCAAGAAAAATGGCTTGAATCTATCAGTTGTGAAACTCATTGCCCACGCAACCTTGTTTTAATTGCCAATGTCCAAGTTCTTACAAGCGGACATGATTGCGGCATATTTAAAATCTTAAATATTGATTGGCAGAATCGTCGGGCAGAAGTCGGTTGGGATATATATAAAGATTTTAGAGGACAAGGCTATGGCAAGAAATTAGTCAAAGCTGGAGTAGATTTTACTTTTAATATTTTAAATTTACATAGACTTGACGCTCAAATACTTATAACAAATGAAGTATCCCTTAAATGTGCAAAAGCCGCAGGGTTTCAAATAGACGGCAGACAAGATAAAGCCATCTTTAAAAATGGCCAATATATAGATAATTTAATATTAGGAGTTTTAAATGAGAGTAATATTTGATTTTATAAAATATGTATGTAGAAAGATTGAAAACTTCTAGCGGACACACAACTGAATAAATATGATACATTTAAATGAAATTGATTATCCTGGTGGCTTTGATAAATTGACCACCGATATAGGCAATTTACGCTACGACACTCTAGGTAAATTCCTTGAATTACTTTCCAAGAAGCTAGAAGCAGATGCTAAAGCAGATGAGGACAGGGAACGATATCAGTTAGCGAAACAATTAACCTATTCAGCCAAACATATTAAAAATGCCTGGAAAATCTGCGAACCTTTTATGACTTGAGAGCCGATTTGCCCATTCGGAAGATTGGTTTGTAAGGCTTGGCAGGAGTCCAAAGTCTCATTTTAGCGGCACCCGAAGGATTGAAACCAGTCTTTGGTATCTCGGTTGGAACAAGTGGATTATCCTTGTAATCAAGGACGCCACGCACTTTAAGTTCCATCGTCAGAAAATATTCTTTAAACCCCATTGTTATATTTATGATAAAAATGTACAATTTACTTCTCTATTATCTTAAAGATAGGAGTTTATTATGAAAGCGATTCACAACACGGTTACTTTCCTCGCAGCTGTAGTAGTATTATCTTGGGCGGGTTGGCAGACCTATCTCCATTGGGATATCCTACTGAACAAGGCAGCGGTTGCAGTTCCACAAACACGACAACAGCATCCGCCAGCGAAGAAATGCCCTTGCTGCAATCATTGCACATGTGGCAAAACAGATTGTAAAGGCGCTTGTTGCGCAGACAAAAAATGTTGCGATGCCTGCGGTTGCACCGAAGCAGGTTGCTGCAAGAAGTAATCAAGAGGATTTAATCTTCTTGATAATCTCAGATGTGCTATGTCCTTGTATCAGAGGGACATAGCACACTTCTTTTACACAGTCCGCTCCCGCCACCTCTTTCCCTTCCCAATCAGCCCCTTTTACCAATACATCAGGCTTAATACCTTCAATTAACTTCTGTGGCGTGTCCTCGTCAAAAGAAATAACATAATCAACATGTTCCAAAGCCGCTAAAAGCTTCATTCGCTCGTAAAGTGGTAAAATTGGACGTGTATCACCCTTTAATCTTCGAATACTTTCATCAGAATTGACCGCCACTACCAACTTATCCCCTTGATTGCGAGCAAACTCAAGAGTGTGTAAATGCCCGCTATGAATCAGATCAAAACACCCATTAGTAAAAACCAACTTGTATTCTCTGTTCCTTAAAAAATGCCAATTCTTTAATATTTTCCCGCTGGCATGAAAAGACCAAGGACCAAACATCCCTCGTTGCTTCTGCTGGACATACATTAAGCCGCCATGAAATGCTATTTTTGCCGATTCCTCAATGGTAAAACCATGCGTTATTGCCAGTGCTAAAACCCCTATAAAACAATCCCCTGCACCGATAATATCCATCGGCTTTACATTGCACTTTGGCCTATATTCAAAGTAATCATCGACCTTGCCTGCAATGCCATCACCTTCCTGCGTAATAATAACAGCCTTACAATTCAATTCCTTTTTAAAGAAATCACACTGTCGCTGCCAATCCTTAAACCCACTCAACGTCTCCGCTTCCTTTGAATTAGGCTTAAATATAGTACAACCATGCCAACGATCTAATGGTGCAGCTTTAGGATCAACTATAGTAACAGCTTTCGTATCAAACCAGTTAAGTTTGAAATCACCAGAAAAGATACCTTTATTGTAATCAGAGAAGATCATTACGTCTGGTTCGACCTGAAATATGAGCCACCGCATCGTTAATTCCGCTTGCAAATGCCTAAAAGTCGCATCATCTAATCCATATCTTGGCTTTTCAATGTCCCATCTGGCAACAACCTGAAACCCTTTCTCATAAAATCGCTTCTTGTGGGGGATGTAATGGTCTTTTGGCAGATTAATTCCACCCCAATACTTGACACCGTGATTACGAATAACCTTATAGGCTTCGTCATCAATAAAAGTGAATAACCGACTAACAATGTTAAAATTATTTAGCTGATAAGCGACATTGGCAGCGCCGCCAGGAAACTTTCGAAATGGCGTATCATCTTCTGATAACAGGACATGAACATTAGCACATTCAGGAGAAATGCGGCTTACTTTGACTTGATAATCTTCATCCAACATTGCATCGCCAACAATATGAATAAAAATAGCTTTGTTGTTATGTTCTAATTTACTGGCAAATCTCTGTAATAACTCCATATAATACAGGAGTTTTACCCCCTTAATTCCCTTGAAGATATTTTAACAGGTAAAAAGTCATCCACAATAGTCATATTTTTCAACAATCCAGGCGGAAAATCCTTGAAATCATCTGCCGTGCTGAGTGTGCCATCGGCTTTATGACGCGGGAAAACAATCCACTTGGTTCCCAATTCGTTGAATTCCTTGATTACAGTATTAAAATCTTCCTTATAGTATTTCCCGTCACAAAAAGCTTTAATTGTATCAAAACCACAAACGAAAGTTACATCTGGGAAAATTCTAGCTTTCTCCAAATAACGAGCATCATCAGTCATGTAGAGACGGCCAAATGAAGGTTTTCGCTTCTCTAACATAACTTTATATCTGTAACAAACATCATCTTTCATTACAGATAATTTTTCTACATTGTGAAGTGAGATTTCAAAATCGACAGGGACGCCATATTTCTCATAGATATAATCAACGATGGCAATATGACCTTCATGGAGCGGATTAAACGACCCACAGAAGAGATATTTTGGGTAGTCTAAGCATTCATTACCAACGTTAATTACGCTGTAGAGCATTTTTCTCCAAATAGAAATAACCTGTGTCATAACCAGAAGTGCTTTTGTTACGCTTTAATGTTAAACAACAAGTCATACCTGCTGGGCATATATCTAATTCTTTACCATAGGCTTCTATTTTAGTAATTTCCATATAGTTTAAATAATCGCCCAAGTGCAGGTCTTTCTCACCATTTCGCCCAATGATACGAATGCAGTCATCTTTGACTTCGATAGAAACAATGCACGCGATGAAGTCCTTCATATACTACCCTACTATAAATTTAGGCTTTGTCCAAGTAGTCTCCCACCAAAAGCCCCATGCGAGCGGCCTTAGCAATCCACTCAGTTTGTTCTCGCTTATTATCACTATCCAGCTTCATAACCGCACTTCCACCGAAAGACCTTCTGATAGCATCCATTTCTAGCTTGGTTAGCTTCATAGCCCCGCGATGATCGTGATAATCATTCCATGCTTCTACGGCAAACGGAACTAATGGCTTAATTAAATCTAAAATCGCATCTGCAAAAACTCTAGTTTCCCATTGAGCGTGAGCATCGCAACGCAATCCAAGAAAATGAAACAGATTGTGGAGGTCAATCTTCCAGTACCATTCCGTGTATAAATTCAACGGTAGAATCATTCTGGCTTGCTCTCGACTCACGCCCTTATCGAGATATTCAGTATATGTTTGATAGGATTTTATACACGCTTCATCCAAATATGCTAAAAAATCTTTAGCGGTATCAATTTCTATTTTGTCATCGCCCCCCTGTTTATTGGTTTTGGATTGCAGTCTTAGATTGTCCAAATTTGGAAAATAGAACTCGTCCTTCATTACCGAATAGCGACCGCTATATTCATTAACGCTAACTGTCCTGTGTCTTATTATTTGTCTAGCACAGAAAATTGGTAATTTCATATGGAACTTAAATTCTACCATTTCTAGTGGGGTAGAATGTGAATGTCGCATCAAATAACGAATTAATCCCCTGTCTTCATTAACAGTTTTTGTACCATCACCATACGATACTCTCGCAGCTTGCACGATAGCAAAATCTGCTGTTTTTCTATCTTCAGGCACCAAACGTGGCATCACATCAACCAAAGTCACAAAACCTAAATCAAGACATTTAATAGTTTTCTCAGGAACCTTTTCCATTACATCATACATTTGTGTATACCCTTCTGTTTAAGCGAATTAATTTATAAACTTCTACTTGTCAATCACCAGAACATATCCTGTCCAATAGTAATTAAACCATTGGTGTGTTGCGGTGTAAGTATGGTCGGGATCATTAGGGTCCAAAAATTGAACACCGTCGTCATTGTAATCCAGAAGGATAATGGCATGTGTATCATTTGACGGTTTGCCCCAATAACATTTCACCACAATCAAACAGGGTTGGTTGTCCTTGATTGCATTCTTGATTATGATTTTATCATAATTGTAATAACTTTGGTAGCGATATTTCACTTTCAACTGATTTAATTTGTTGGCCAATGCTTGATGTGGGCCAGGTGAACGTAGCTCAAGGGCTTTGTAACTACCATAATCAATCATGACATAAGGTGATTTTTCCCAGGCTTTTTTTCTTGCATCCCATGTCCAAGTGAATTCTTTTGAGCGATTCTTGGTGAGATCATTTAACGCTTCAATACCGTAATGCCTGCCAATGGTTTCAAGACAGCACCAGGCACAATAGCCTGTTTCGAAATTTTGATTTGATACTCGATGCTCTTTTTTAATGTGAACTTGTGCAAAAGACGGACACGCAAACATGAGCAGTAGCAAGATTGTTGCTACAAATTTACGCATAATTATCCTCTACGATAGAAAAATGATGGGGAATTCGTCGTTGCCATACAACAATACATCATTAAATAAAAGTTACAAAATAAATAAACAACTATCGGCTTCCCCAGTACCGCTGGCATTTTAGTGCCAAGTTAACCACTATCGTCCGTGAATCTTTACTATATATCAAATAGTATCTCTAAAGCAAATTTATTTCCTTTTTCTAAGTCCGTCTTCAGACTTATCATCATCGTCTTCTTCGTCGTCACCCGCTATGGATGGTGGCCACGTTCTCTTGACCTGAGTAGCACCAAAAATCGGTCGAGCGAATACAGCGACCATATTAGCACCTGTGCCAACCTCATTCAAATACCATTGTTTAAATTTCATAATCCTCCTCCAGGTGGTGCCCCGCCTGCCGCTCCTGCTATTGCCGACTGCCATCCTTTACCAAGAATATCAGCAAGTTTCTGAATGGAAATAAGGTGTACCTTTCCATCAGTCTCGCCTTCATATGGCACTAATTGACCATCATGCCTGCGTTTGTAGGCTCTTTCAAAGTTCGGTGACGAACTCTTATAGAATTTAATTCTTACATACAAGTCAGTTTCTTCTATGGGTTTAACTATCTGCCATATAGCTTGATTATAAATCAAGCCCTCTTCTTCAATCTCTATGGGACCACTTTCTACAAAATCTGGCAATGCATTACGATCAATACCTAACTCCTGCCACAAACCATCAATATAATTACCCTTCTTGGGCTTATGCTTATGTTTGTGTGGCCCCCTATCGAATTCAAAAAACTGTCTAAAACTAAAGTCCATACATAGTATATAAACATTGAGAGGTCAATATTATGTTACAGTCACCAGCTTTTTCTTCATTCCGATCAATTATGGACATTTGGGATGAAGCTACGCTTATAGAAGATAAAAAAAAAGATAAAAAACAAGGGAAAGTAAAAAACCTAATAGACGGAAAAGGTCTTATTATGTTCTTTAATAAAGGAGATTCAGTATTCGGCGCACCCGAAGAGAGTCGCATAGTTTTCGCCAGAATGATGAATCCAGACCCTGATGATATGCCACTGGATGATGCTAATTTCAGTGCCTTTGACCTTATTCAAGCCTTGAATGGCAATTCTACCGAAAATATATTCTCAATGGGTGAAATGCCCCAAATAAATGTCATTACAAGGGATGAAGCTGAAAACCAGCTTATGAAATGTCCATGCCAAGACGATGTGCCGCCAGCCGATATTCAGGCTATGCCTATAAATAAACTCGGTGCAAATGTCATAAATCTCAAAGATAGGGAATGATATGTTTTTTGACAAAGATAATGGCAAAAGAAAGTGGCAATGCTTCGTGTGCGGAAAGGAGCATCCTGACTTTGAAACATTCCGCAACCATATCGTTGAAACCCATGAAATAGGCAGGGAATACGTCCTATGTCCGTTGGGACGATGTGCCGCACCTGTCCGCGATATAAACCTTCACATGAGGGCTAAACACCCTCACGATCTAGTCCCTAGCTACAATGGGCCAGCCAGAGTTATTGTCTGGAAAGATCAAAAAGGCAAAAAAGGCGGTAAGAAAGGTAAAAAACCAACCTTTCGTGAAGGGCATTTTGTTAGTATGAAGAACGGTGGGAAAGAGTTTTACTATCAATCCAGCTACGAGTGCGAAGTATTTGAATGCCTGGAGCAGATACCAGAAGTCGTTGCTTATGATGCTCAGCCATTAAAAGGTGGAATACCGTATTTGTATAAAGGCGATCAACACCATTACTATCCAGATGTTTCTCTACAGTTTGCTGACGGACATATTGAAATTTGGGAAATTAAACCAGCTAGTCAAACTATGTTGCCATTAAACGAAGCAAAATGGGACGCGGCAAAAAGATATTGTGAAGCTAGAAATTGGGCATTCATCGTCATAACAGAAGTGGGTATTGGCAAATTAAAGAAAGTGGTAAAAAAGGGGAAGGGGTAGTAATTTACTACCCCTTCCCAATACGTCGAAACTTACTGAATTTTGCTTAACAGTTCCTTGGCTTCCTTACCTGCTGCACTATCAGGACTCTTACTTACAATGTCTTTCAAGCGTTGCTTGGCCGCATCAGTCTTGCCCTCTTTAAACAATTCCTTGGCCCAATTGAGTCTCTGATTCATCAACTTCTCTTCATCCTGCGGTTGAGCTTCAACCTTGGGCATCGGTGGCGCTGCCACCTTGCCGTCACCCTCTTCTGGAACCTTATGCAAAATCTCATCGCCAGCCTTAAATTGTAGCATCGTGCTATAATTCAACTTGGCACCCTTTGGTCTGCCCTTTTCGACAGGCCACTGGACCTTGATTTCGTAATTATAAATCTTGTCCTTCTGAAGCGGTGGGGTTATATACTTTCGCAATAGCCCCTTAATCGTCTGCTTTGCT